CCATCTCAATATGCAGATTATATAATATTTCCTTATTATTATTGATAATCTTAAGTTCCATTTCCTATTAATAATTAATCATGTTTGTGTGAGAAATTGTATCCAATCAAGGCGTTATATACTTACTTATATTTAGGCTCACAACATAATATTTATTGATATAATTCCCTACTTTCTTATCTACCTATAATACGTAATTCAGGACGCACAGATAATGCTGTTTATAAACATTAAACTGTATAAGGTCCAGGTGGTGGGGTTTATACCTAATTTAAAGATCCTGGTGCTATGGTATACTCTATAGTATAATAAATATTTAATTATAATACAGCAGCTGATGGTTAAGCCCCTTGAATTATAATACCTACAAAATCACTCGAAGTTTAACCAAATTCACCAGGTATAGTTCCATTATTGACGTACACTAATCTATGTCCATTAATATTTTAAAATGAAGTATATATTGCATACTCACGATCTCGAACATTGTCAAGTGAAACTAAGGCAGATGTACCTGTTCCAGGAGTGGTTGAATTACTCATACATGTCACTACTCTTCCTTAATTGTTTAATTATGATACGATTGATTGTAATTCTACACTTGTAGCTGAAACACGTAATTAAGAATAACCTCCATATCCATTTAGAGGACCGGCTATTGCACTTGCAGCTGGAGTTTAAGCTCCAGAATTGACATTCAAAGTACTATCATTGTAGATATTAACATATCCTGCAAAACCGGGTGTAGTATTAATTAAATCAGGGAAAATCACCACTATTGCATTACCGGCACTATTTGTAGTAACGGTAGTAGAAAAAACTCTTGAATAAATCCCTGTTTTTATAGATGATTAAGAAGGTATTCTACAACTTTCCAATTCAGGAAATAGAATGGATGATATTGCCTGAGTATTTACTCCGTCAATATCTTTAACTTATGATGCGTACCTATCATCCATTTAATCCCATAATAATTAACCCTTCATTGATGAATTGTAAGTAAAATTATTATAACCTCCTTAATCATCATTCAAATCAATCCCCAATGTATCCTTGAAAATTTACCTAACTTTTTATATAGGTTTGTAATCTTTAACTCGATTCCATAACATATTCAATAAATATGGTGCTCCACTAGCTATTGCTGACATTAATTGGGGTGGAAGATCATCCATTAGTATTTTATACATAATCTTCCTTTTTTCTTCTATTCCTGCATTCTAAAATTTTGAATCTAAGTGAGCAGCAGTTTTTAAACCAATAAGTGAAAGAATAGTAACTGGCTTGTAGTTCCTAAAATGATCTTCAAAATTTTTGAAAACATCTTTTTAGCCTTACTTTGCTAAATTGATGTTTTTGTATTCTGGATTTCCTATGTTAAACTGTTTCTTTATTTTATTAACATAATCCATGTTTTTCATCTTTGCGTTTAGTTGCTAAACAGCCTTATTTTAATCCTTATCCACTTTTGATTCTTTTTTCTTTTTATACACAATTTTTTATTTATCCTATTTTTCAGACATATCTATAATTTTTACATATGATCTTACACTCTGGTGAATTTTGCCCATAACTAATTAATCATTTGTTATCAACATTAAAAGATCATATAAACTCAACTAGAGTCTGTTATTTATCTCAGGCTCATACCTATAATGCTATTCATCGTTATCAACAAATTGATATTTCAATTTCTAGTTGTACTTTTCTAATAACTCCCTACTAGGTATAATATTTATAGGGTCTAAAATCTCCCATTTTTTGACTCTATAAAGAAATATGTCTTCAATTAATGTACTTAACTATTCTTATTTGAAACCCATGTACATAGCCATTCCATGTAAAATAGGGTATTATTACATATTACTATTTTACTTAACATAGTAATGCTTGGTACTTAATGATTTTTCTAAATCACGAATTAAAGTCCAATCGTTACTTTAACCATCATAAAAACTCCATTTTGAACAAAAATCAAAATCATACCAATGTGATATTTTTATTTCCTCAATAACTTAACCAATACCACGTTTCTCTTAATCTTCTTTAGCTCGAGATGTTGTGTTATATATTTAATTATATAATGCTTGACTATATCTAAAAGATATCAAAATTGTTACATCATCACCAGCTGCTGAGACAAAACATATTTTATTTTTGATCCAGGGATCTGATACCCCTATTATTTCCAAATCACACCACTTATAAACTAAACTACGAAATGTATTACCCATTGTGGTGTGTATCGGATCACCGCTAAATGTGGTACCGTCTAAAACATAATATAACCAATTTTCTCTTATTTCAGGACTATATCTACCATTTTATGACCAATCTCTATTCCAAATACGTTAAATATCTGCTGGCCATTCTTATTTATTGTTAATTTCGGGGATGTTAATGAACATAATATTTTCATTATTATTGATATCCCTAAGAATGCATTACTTCATTATATCTAGATTAACATTATTAAAATGATTGTTATGTGGTAAATGTTTAAATAATTCTTCTATCATGCATGTCCATATTGGGTTATCGACTATTCTTTACAAGTAACCATGCTATGAGGAATCAAAGGCTGCAGAGTCCATACTAATTGATTTGACCGTATTTTAATCATTCCCTTCCATTATGTTACTTAATTATTCAATAAAGACCTCCTTCATTTATTTTTTGGAGTATCCCTGCATAAAACCGGGGAATATTTATTTTATATTATCCCATAACATACTTTAAAGGAATGTTAACATTCCACATCCGCTAGGAGCAGGAGTACAGACATTACGTGGTCGATCTTTTCTGCCTTACAAAAATCCGTGTTCATCTATTTTAAAATCATCAGAGTAATAAGTCTCACCACTTTTAACCATTGTATCATATGAGGATAAATAGTTAGTATTCGGATTTTTCATTTATTTTAAAATTGTATCACGATACTTTTTCTTTTTTGAATCACTGAAAGTTGTTTTACTGTCCAGCCAGTCCCATGGGGACTATTATGTAACGTGTTACCAATCTAATTTTGACAATCTGTCTTTAAAATATGGTAATAGTCTCCCCATTGTTTGATATAGTTATATAACGTATTTTTCATCTTTTCTTGGCATGGATGCAAATTAACGATTATGAAGTGCATATATTTTATTTTGAACGCACTTGGATGACCATTCATACTCTATTTACTTAGTTGAGAACTTCTTTAATATTTAAAAACCTGTTGGAGTGCATTTACAATTATTCGACATAGGATATAATTTCTTCTTATATATGCTGACTGGTTCAGGGTGATTTTTAATCCATTTTATAATCAGATCTTTATTTATGTCAAAATTATCAGCATATTCAACTTTCTTTGATAATAATTACGGATTAACGTCATCTTTTCCTTTAATATCACTTTCTGATATTGGTTTTGCATAATAATATTTAATATCTTCGGTATATTTATTATCCTTGTATGGTAAAACATATGGTTTTTATGTGACTAATTATTTTTATAGTTAATCTATTTATTCTATATCTTATTTCTGAAAGTCACAAACAGGTATATTCGTTAGAGCTTAATATAAACTTACACTCTTTGATATTGCCCCAAACATTCCTCGCTCAAATCCATCATTTTAAGTTGAATAATAATAACGTTCCAATGTAATTAGAGCCTAATCTCCAAACTTAATCTTAAAACTATTAATAAAATTTTTCCAGGGGTTATACTCTATAAGGGCATCATTTATAGTGGCATTGTGTTACTTAACCTTTGTTGACTTAAATAATTGAATGAAATTCCACTAATTATTTATTTTAAAATTGTCGAAAGTTGTTCTACCAATAATAGAGGACCATAATCTTAGCTATAATTCATCTTAGTTAACGGTTACATTATGGACTCCTAATTTACATGCGGTTTTCGGTTGATAATAACGTATTTATTATTATATATTAACTAATTATGTTCCTACAGTCCCAAGATTAACGAAGTAGTTATACAAATAATCTGACTATACACTACAATTAGATTATATTTAAATAGGAGGGACGGTTATTTCAAGAAAAGGTGATTTATCACCAATTCTGTAACATATAAAAGAGAAGAAATGCTAATACCATCCATAATCAATAACCCTAGATTTGCACGGTACATCAACTAGACTATGCTTATATACGGTTTCTTACCCTTATGTCTTCATATGCAGCACAGTTTTATATTTACCTTCGCTAATGTTTTCATATTAATTACTTATGGAATATTATCCCTCTTTAAATGGTAAATCATATAGGCCTACAAATGGATAGAAATGTCCGCCAGCGACAAAAATATTACACTCGATACTAGGTTTCCATCCATTCAAATAATAATGAACATCTAAGCAAAGTATACTAACCTTGCACAACTTATTACGCTATAAGTCCTTGATTAGTTCAAAGTCACAGGTTTATTCATACTCCTGAATTGTTCCTTAAAACGGTTCTCTAAATTCTGGCATCAAATGCCTAATGGAGTCATGACAATGTCGCGGTTGACGATAACTATCTAAATTTTATTCATAATATGCACGATCATATTATTCGACATTAGGTCTTACGGGAATGAAAATGACACGTTTTTTAAACCAATCTTTAGCTCTTTCAACAATATCATCATCGACTACATATTCATCATCATCGTTTTTGGTATACACATCATACACTTACTTGAAAAAGTCGAATAAGAGCGTTTTCAATTATTAAAATTTGCTGCCCAAATCTATAATATAATGTATAGTTTCATCATTAACGTCTATGGGTGTCTTAAAAATGATACTAAGACACATATTTAATGCCTCAATAATCATGAGGTTTATTGAATATCTCATACATGGGTGTCCACTGCTTTAATTACAACTTTTCTCTAATGTTTCTCTTGACACATCAAATCCATATTTATTTAATATTAACAAAAAATCTTTGTTTAAAGGACCACGAGGCATTGCAACAATTTTTGTGTGCCCTTTACTACCAACTGTCCGTAATGATGGGTTCCCCTTGGTTGACTTGATCGGTAAGGTATTCATTTAGGTACTATAGATTGATGCTATTAATTGCTGTCCTAAATGAAGTACAGCTGTCTCAAATATACCCGTTATATTAAATTCTATACGGATTGTATTCATTATTCTTTTGAAAAATGATTTTATATCTACAACACACACTTTTTGCCGCTATTAAACATCATATTTGATTCTATTTATGTCTTCAGACCATACACGAAATTTGATACGGGATTTCTCCTATATTTACTCAAAATTATCACTAATCCATTAATTATCATAATCTGAAACATATTTCTTAAAATTCTAGATTATCCTTGATCCTCTATTCTCTATGATATTTATTTCTTTTTCATTTTCTTGTGTTTGTAGTATTTATGGTCGGGCCATTGTCAAAGAACTTGATTCTTATATATCACATTCATTTTTTGAAAATATTGACTTTGGTACATTTTAATTCTGTTTCTAATACCCTTTATTTTATACTGGTAAAGATGCTAGGTTATCAAAAAATAACTCCGTACTTGGCACTTAAGATATATCAGAGTCCGATACATGTTAAGATGATTCCATTGATGAAACAGATGGCAAACTATTTCTTCTTTATACTACATTAATAGATCCAACGCTATTATTAATACTTTATAGATTAATAAATGATACACACTCTACCTTACACTCTTCAGTGGGTGTTATATTTTCTAAAATTCCTAAATCAATAATTTCAGTGGCTACTTATTTATTGACAGAATCAAATTTTGGTTCTGATTATACATCCTATATAGTTAATTACTATATAGCGATTTATTAATCAACAATATTTTAACTTTATTATATTGTTGTGATAAAGGGGTCATCTTGTTATATCTAACATAATTAATTTTCTTAAATTTACACCCCGAAATTGTATTCCACCTTTGGTTATTATACTACCTATATATCCTATTCTTATTTGTTTACAAAAGTCTATATGTTTGATGGAAAAATAAACGAATCTTCGATGTTGTTTTTGAAGTCGTTTATATTTAATGGTTACACGATGGGATTTATTTATTATTATTTTTTGAGCTTGATTACAGGCCTCATTATATCCTAGAAATCTTAACCATCTTACATTATTTGTGGACCGATATCCGCTTCTGGCTTGTCCTATATAATAGGTTTATCTTAAACTATATTTGGTATGATACTTTATTGGTTATTAACATTTAAGAGTCCATTTTCTATTTTAGTTATCCACGGATTAAATACTATGTCATAAATTTCATTTTTTAGAAAAACCTCAGGTAATATTTTGTCCATTTATATCTCAGGTTTCTTATATGATTATTATTGAATCTCGGTTCCGTATTTAATTATTCTATCTTATATCTTATTCTTATAAGTACTATAAATATGCAGGGATGGTTCCTTAAAATCATTCATAATCATTTTCTTTAATTTATAACTCATTTATCCATTACTCTAGTAAGCGGTAACTTCTTTTACGATTTATTAATAGAACTACATCAGCAGTCTATTCTTCATTCTTTAATACTAAATCCTGATGCACTCTATGTCCAATAGAAGTTTTTGTTTTGGTGTCATAATGGTTTCTAATTTTATTATCTTCTACTGGTCATCAGTGGATAAATGATATCTTTGTTTATTTCGCTCAATTAATTCCAAATCATATTTAATCATATTATATTTATAATGGTTTATTTCATCCTTGCATTTCCA